GACACATTTGAGGCACTATGGCCTGCAGATGTCGCTCTTGTTATATATGCTGAAAATTGCCAACCCCGTACAATTAGACCAAACACCACTGTGATAAATCTTCTGGAGGCCAGTGCAGACTTACGTGTGTTTATTGATCGGCATCGTGACAACCCACTTGCTCATGGTCGTGCTGGGCCTCCCGAGGTATTTGATCCAAAAAAACAATTCCGCTGGGATGCTGTACGGTTTAGCTATAAGGTGTTCTCTGTTGCACATGCTGCAGAACATTTGTCCACTGACTGGATGATATGGATTGATGCAGATACGCACACACATACTCCTGTGCCGATGTCGGCATTTGATGAGTTATGTCCTGCCACTGCAGGATTAAGCTATCTTGGTCGTGGAGAGAAATATCACAGTGAGTGTGGTTGGGTAGGCTACAATCTTAATGATCCAGATTGCAAGAAATTTATACAAGAGTTTGTCAATATGTACAAGCAGGATGATATCTTTAAACTATCCGAATGGCATGATAGTTATGTATGGGATCGAGTAAGAAAGCGTTCATCACCTGCTATATTCCATAATCTCAATCGCCATATGCATGCTAAGAATCTATCTGGGCATCCGTTTATCAATAGTGCATTGGGGAATTACATGGATCATGCCAAGGGTAACAGGAAAAAATATGGTCATAGTTTATCCACTGATATACAGCAACATCAAGATCATCCGTATTGGAAACAAATTTTACAATCACAAAAGGCACAATAATCATGTATGAATCATATGGTTGGTGGTTTCCGGATACAGAGGATCATTTCCCCAAGATGATTGCCAAGGGTATTTCCAAGGGAGGTCCTGCTGAATATCAATGGCAAGTCAGGGATAAAAGTTTAACACATGTCCGGCAACGTCGTACTGCGTTGGATATTGGTGCTAATGTAGGGTTATGGAGTCGTAGTTTGATTACCAAATTTGACAAGGTTGTTGGGTTTGAGCCGGTACCAATGTTCAGAGAATGTCTTGAGAAAAATGTCGTGGGTCAAAACTTCTTTATCAGTCCGGTGGCATTGGGTGATCAAGATACACGAGTTAACATGATCATTACCGAAGGTAATACTGGGCATACTCACATTGATCCTGCAAGTATTGGTATGGGCAACACTCCGGTGATAAAACTCGACAATCTAGGTATTGATAATGTGGATTATATCAAGATAGACTGTGAGGGATATGAATATAGAGTATTGCAGGGTGGTGAACAAACTATACGTTATTGGAAACCAGTGATTGTGATAGAGCAAAAGCCGCATGCGGCATATAGCAAAGAGTATGGCCAGTTTGCTGCCATTGAATTATTAGAATCCTGGGGCATGATAAAATTGGATCAAGTGAAAGATGATTGGATTATGGGTTGGGCTTCTTCTTGAAAACTTATTATATAAAAGAAAATTACGTACATCGATTAGATAATTTGTTTTATGATGACACCCCAAAAACAGACAAATGGCAAAAAGAAGTTTATATATTTTCTAAAAAGATTGCGGAAGAAAACAAAATAGAAAATATATTAGATATAGGAACTGGGTCAGGATACAAATTATTAGAAAACTTTAAGAATTTTAATACTCTGGGACTGGATCTTGAACAAACCGTAGAATGGCTTAAAAAAACATATCCTGATAGAAAATGGACAAGTAATTTTGAACCTGTTATTGGCTACGAACTAATAATTGCCTCCGATATTATTGAACACATGCAAGATCCAGATATATTACTAAACTTAATACAAGAGTCGAGTCCAAAATTTATTGTTTTTTCGACCCCTGATAGAGATTTATTAAATAGAACGCCCGATGGTCCTCCTAAAAATAGAGAGCATGTTAGAGAGTGGACCATGCCAGAATTTTTTAATTATATAAATTCCAGATTTGATATTATAGAACATTTTATATCTAATAAAACGCAATCCACTCAGGTAATTTTAGCCAAGATTCGCCGATAATGAAAACGCTCATAATCAGATTAAAGGATAATGCGCTGTCAGAGAGATTGGCTGATGAGTGTATAGAACAGGCAAAGAAATTTAATATATATCCTGAAAAGTTTAATGGCATAAATGGTCTCACATATCCGGAACATCTAGACAAGTTAAATATTCGACCATTGAAAAAATTTAAGAAGGGGCGTCCGGGAGTAGTTGGATGCGTATTAAGTCATTATTATATTTGGTTGCAATGCCAGGCAGATACAGAATCTTATCTAGTATTAGAACACGATGGCTACTTGATCAAATCTATTCCCAAAGATATTGAAGAACAATTCTTGGATATATTGAAATTAGATTTTTTAAATCCCTATAAAATAGACTATACACATAGGATAGAACAGGATGCAAATAATCCAATGGAAATAAAAACAGTTGCGCCTGGTGTTGGCACATGCACCGAGGATATGAATCAAGGTGCCGGATGGTATTCAACAGGATCTTATGCTTATATTATCAAACCACATGCCGCTAAAAAACTTGTTGAATGGATTAAAACTAATGGATTTTTACCATCAGACCAGCAATTAGGAAGTTATGCAGCTGATATTAAAATATGTGATCCAAGTATTGTGCAATTGCATCCTTATTTTTCTCCTGAAGATGGACTAATAAAAGCGATGTCTATGACTATGAATACGGAGTTACTAACATGAAAATACGATTTACAAGTAGCAAATATAAAACCAAACGGGCCAGCCACCGTTTGCGTGGTGAAGTAACTTGCAGAGCGTTAGCCGATCAAGGATATGATGCGAAAATATTAGCAGATTGGAAGGAAGTCGACTCTGATACGTTGGTGATATTTTTAAAACTTAGCCAACCCGAACAGATACAACAGGCCAAAGATCTTGGTGCTAAAACAGTTTATGACTTATGTGATAATAAATTTGATGAGCAACCAGAGTATGAGCCATGTTGTCGACTTGCTGATGCGGTATCTGTCAATAGTATACAAATGGGAATAAGTGTTAAAGAACATACTGGATTGGATGCTATAGTAATGCCGGATCCATATGAAAGGCCAAAACTTGATCCTGCATTCTCCCCAGACAAAGAACTTAAATTATTGTGGTTTGGAAGTCAATCGAGTTTTAAATTTTTACCTATTGTAGAAGTATGGCAACGTCTTGAGACAGATATAGGCAAGTATTTTTATACAATGATTAGTAGCAAACCCGAAAGATTACTTAGCAAGATGACAAAACGTCAAGATAAAGGTGTAATAAGTGGAGTCAATTTTAATAAACTTGACATGAGAGCATGGACTTGGGACTTGCAGGGCGAATTACTTAAAAATTGTGACATTGTATTAATGCCGATACAAACTGATAATCCAAGAACCGATACTAAAAGTGCTAATAGGGTGATCGACAGTTTAATATCTGGACGATTTGTAATCACCAGTCCACTTGCCAGTTACGAAGAGTTTGCTCCATATACTTGGCAAGGTGATTATATAGAAGGAATTAAGTGGGCTTGTGCTAATCCCACTAAAGTGGTTGAAATGATCACTGCCGGACAGAAATACACAGAAGAACATTACTCAGCACAGATGTTAAGTAAACAATTCGTCGATAATATTATAACACAAGTGAAGAAATGATATGGCCACACTAAATGAATTGCTATACATAAAACAAGTTTGCCCCAAGATAAATGGTCCGGTGCTTGAGATAGGTGCTCTACTCACTGCAGGATATCGTGAATTGTTTGCGCCACAAGGATTTGAATTTATCACGACTGATCTCGAAGACTCTACTCCACCAGGACGAATTGATGTTATTTGTGATCTTACAACTCCAGAAAATCCACTACCTAAGAATTATTTTGATCTTGTGCTATGTTGTAGTGTGATGGAACATGTTCCCAATCCATGGGTTATGGCAGAGAAAATATCTGAAGTAGTTCGCCCTGGTGGGAAGTTATATATTTCAGTGCCTTGGGTATGGAAATATCATGGCTATCCAAAAGATTATTATAGATTTACCTATTCAGCAATACAATATCTATATCCGGCATTTGAGTGGGATCACTTTGCTTGGTCAAGTAAAACAGAAGGGGATATTCTATTTCAGGATATGAACAATATCACTGATCGTAGTTTTGCACATATTGAATTTGGTGCTGATGGGATCGAGACTAAAAAATATCTTAAATATTTAAATAGCAATATGCTTGGGACTAAAAAACATGCTTAATAACAAGGTGCAAGAACTTATTCAACAAGGATTGCCTGTTAAACTGCATCTTGGCTGCTGTAATAGATATTTTGATGGATATGTAAATATTGATGGTGAATACATGAAGGACGATCCCAATGTAATCATACATGATATCACCACTGTATTTCCTATTCCCGATAATAGTGTGGATGAGATATTAACTGTTCATGTTATTGAACATATAGATCGTTGGGCTATAGAGGATACACTCACCGAATGGCATAGAATCCTACGTCCGGGTGGACAACTGTCTACCGAGTGGCCGGATCTGTTAAAGGCATGTCTACAAATTGCAAAAGATCCAAGTAGTTTATTAGAAACTCAATCAAGAGAGAATAAAAGAGTAACAAAACATACTATGCATGTGATTTATGGTAATCCTAGATTTAAACATAAGGCAATGACACATGCATGGGGATATAGCATAGATTCTCTAATAGAGCTAATGAAGAAAATCGGATTCTCCTCTGTCACTGCCGAAGAAAATTTATACAGAAAAACCCCAAACGACAGCAGAGTAGTTGCTGTAAAATAATTTATGGAGATTAAAAATGCTTGAAAATAAAATACAAGAAATCATACAACAAGGGCTTCCTCTTAAATTACATCTGGGCTGTGGCCCTGTGATTTTTGATGGATATGTAAATATTGATGGAAATGAATCTAGTAATCCCGATTCCTATGTTCATGATGTTTCTTTGGCATTTCCTATCCCTGATAATAGCGTGGATGAGATACTAACTGTACATGTTATTGAACACATTGATAGACGAGACATAGAACAAATCTTTAAAGAATGGATTAGGATACTTAAACCCGGTGGGATAGTAGCAACAGAATGGCCCGATATGCTCAAGGTATGTAAGGAGATTGTTGCTAACCCAGAAGTGCTGTGGAGTACTGATAGGGCGGAGATGAAACGAACTATGTATCTTCTGTTTTCTAATACTATTAGATACAAAGATCCTGCAATGCGGCATGTTTGGGGATATAGTGAAGAAAGTCTTGGCAAGAAATTTCTCGAGCATGGATTTTCTTCGTGGAAAGCCGAAGATAATTTGCATAGAAAAACAACAAATGATAGCAGAATTGTTGCATACAAATAACATGGTCGCTAAGATAGTCAAAGAATTCTACGGATTTTCGGGTAATCAAATATTCCTAATGCACGAAAACGATCGATTATTTGTACGCAAGATAGGTAATATATCTAGAAATATTGAACGCATGCAAGCATTATGTAATGATTACCCTGTTCCTCAATTATATGCGGTATCAACTAATTTGGTTGATATGGAATACATACATGGACTAGATATCAAATTATATCTAGCGACACATAACTATGAGAAATTACTAGATTTTTTACTTTGTATACTTGGGCAATTTTGCAAAAACTCTGTGGATAAAGATTATACACAAACATACATAAAAAAATTACAAGAAGTCAATTTTGATTGCCTTCCGTTTACTGCCGAACAACTACTAGAACGTTTGCCAAAGAAATTACCTGCTTCAAACTATCATGGTGATTTAACATTAGAGAACATCATCTATACTGCAGATAGAGGATTTTTTTTAATAGATTGTGCAACAATAGAATACGATTCCTACATCTTCGATATTGCTAAATTGCGACAAGATTTAGAACTTGGATGGTTTACTAGAAAAACCTATCCTATGCTGGACGTTAAAATCAAACATATACAACAGAAAATATTAGAAACTTACCCATTAGCCGATAATAATTATTTACTGATCTTAATGTTGTTAAGAGTATTACGCCACAGCCAACCAAAAACCCTTGAGAGAACATTTTTACTAGAAGGAATTAAATCATTATGGAAATAATAATGCCAGCTGTTGGATTATCGACAAGATTTCCTAACATGCGACCAAAATATACATTGACAGACTTTTCTGGCAAGATGATGTTTGAGCGATCTTTAGAATCCTTCATCGGTAAACATAATATTACTATTGGTATTTTGCAAGAACACAACGATAAGTATCATATCTCAGATTATATTAAAAGTGAGTATGGAAATGCCATTAAAGTTGTTGTAATAGCACAGCCAACCGCAGGACCCGCAGATACTGTTTATCAAATGTTAAACCGTACCGGATTGACGCATGAAGAATTTTTGATCAAAGATTGTGATAGTTTTTTTAATCATGATTATGAGTTAGGAAATTATATATGTGTCTCCAACATTAATGATCATGCAATATTAAAAAGATTAGGATCTAAAAGTTTTATTGTATCAAACAATCAAGGAATTGTTACCAGTATTGTTGAAAAGCAAGTGGTATCTAACAAGTTTTGTGTCGGTGGCTACAAATTTGAATCAGCTAACCTGTTTATGTCTGTATTTGATAAATTAACAAACGTACCAGTTAAGGAAATGTTTGTAAGTCATGTGATTGAAGAATGTCTGAATTTAGGAGTTATTTTTAAAGAAAGCGCAGTACGTAATTATGTTGATGTTGGTACTGCTGAAGAATGGTTTGAATACAATGACAAATCTGTTATTTTCTGTGATATTGATGGCACTATAATCAAAGCTCAATCCAAGACAGAGATGAACTCAACCCCAATTGCATTAGAAAAAAATATTAAGGCAATCAAACGTCTATTAGACGCTGGTGGAGAAATAGTTTTTACAACTGCTCGATCCACTCAGTATCATTCTATAACAGAAAACATGTTGTTTGATCTAGGCTTTACTAATTTTAAATTGTTATCTGGATTGTCTAATGCCAAACGCATATTAATCAACGACTACAATGAAGCAAATCCTTATCCTAGGGCTATTGCTATCAATTTAAAAAGAGATTGTGATAGCCTTGGAGATTATTTATGAAACCAAAAATTGCGTTATTTTATATAGGACAAAAAAGATATGTTGAAATGGGTGAAAAAAATCATAAAAAATTAATTTCAGAATTAGAAAAAATTGCCCTTGTAACAATATATAATTTTACACGTGATCTAGACCAACCAAGTGCCAGCCCTTGGCCGCAAGGAGGCGCAATACAAGTTTTTGAATTCTTAGAGAGCATAGAAAAAATTGAAGAAGATATTGTGATAAAACTCCGGACTGATCTCTGGTTTACCAATAGTGCTATTTTTGCATTGGTCGAGGAAGTTAGGTTGGTCTGCGAAAATAAACAAGATGCCACATTTATGACATGTAATTTAAGAGATTACCTTGGGCATACGTACACTAAAGATCCGATTGATTTGCACCCGATACCTGGAGATTTTGTTGTGCTTGTTAATAAAAAGATATTGCGAAATAAAGAAGAAATATACAAGAGTATTGACAATCTCTCGCCAAAGAAACGCGAGGGCGGAAATAAGCCATTTGGGGCAATAATAAAAGACCGTCAACAAACATACAATGTTCATTCGCAAATCTATCTAATTAGAAAACATCTTGATGACCCATTTGATCCTTGGCAGGTAGGATACGATTATATTTCTACAGAAGTCAGCAAATTTGGGCATAAAATGCCCGATGCAATGCCGTGGTACTTAACAACAAAGGCAATGGTCAATGAATACAAAATCTAAACCATTACTTGTATTATACCATGTTCCGTATCAGACTTGGTCGTTTTTTCATGATGATTGGTTTAAATCTATTGTTGATGATTATTTTAACATAGAACATTACGACGAAACTAAAACTTATTCTGATGATACTACATTTCTAACTGGATGTAATGTGTATATTGTTCCTGAACATAGAAATAAATTTATCGATAGAAAATTAATCGTTGATGCCACCTGGGAAAGTTTTGTAGGTAAGTGGGGAAAGATATATCCGTCAAGGTCGGATAGACACCATTTTATATACGGCAATCACTCAACTGAGGCGGTAGACAATGTGATTTTTGTTCCTAACTTCTTTTGGTATCAATTTAGTCTTTGGTGGCAAACTAGAGAAATGTATCCTTATATGCCCAATAGAACATATAATAAAAAGTTTTTAATGCCGATAGGACATCGTAGAGGTTGGAGAGACGAAGTATTAAATGCAGTAGACCCATGGCTATCCGAGTCTTTGTGGAGTTGTATATCAAACGGACAGCATCTACCTGAACCTGTTGTTCATTCAGGAAAACGTATGGATTGGACATATTCAAATCCTGATTGGTATGATCAAACTTGTTACAGCATAGTACTCGAAACTGCAAAAAAATGGGAGTGGATGTCTTTATTCCTAACTGAAAAAACTTATAAACCATTGGCATTTAAACATCCATTTATGCTTATGAGTGGAGTGGGCGCACTTGCATATTTAAAATCCCAAGGGTTTGAAACCTTTGATAATATATTTGATGAAAGCTATGATACTACCGATGTATTTCAGGACAAACTAAATATCATACTTAATAATGTTATAAACTTTAAAGGCGCACCATTTGATCAAGAAACTATTAGGCGAACCGAACATAATTATAACTTATTCTATAACACAGATAGAATACTGTCAGGATTGAAAGAAGAACTAATAAATCCTATCTTAGAATTTATAGAGAGAAAATAAACACATGCCATCAGAATATTATTCACAAAGTGTAGAGTTGGGTCGAGAGTTTCAACGAAATAATCCTAAAAACTGGGCCGGCAAAGATAGCAAAAATTATCACAATCAAATACGTGCTCTTATGGATCGATACAATGCTAAGTCAGTCTTGGACTATGGCTGTGGTAAAGGAAATCAATACACTAATATGGAATGTTATACTGCTGCCGGTGCTCTACCAGGAGTACATACTGAACCTATGACATTCCAAACTCGAATAAATGCAGAATCGGTTTATAAATTTGATCCGTGCGTGGAGGAATTTAACATAGAACCTGTTGGGCAAAAATTCGATGCTGTTATTTGTACACAAGTGCTAGGCAGTATTCCTGATGTTGACATCTCCTGGATCAAAGATAAGTTTATGAACTACGCAACTAAATTTGTTTTTATCGGGATGCATAGTGCTATACCCAAGAGTAAGAAACGCATATATGATACAACCCATGTTGATATGTATAGAACTGTAGATTGGTATATGGAGCAATTTAGTAATTGGTCAGGTCCTGATCTATATTGGTGGTTTAGATATACAGAACACAAATGCAATGATTGGTATAAACTATGATTACGTTAATTGGGCACGGCTATGTTGGTAAGCACATCAAAAAAGAATTAGAATATCAAAAGATCGATCACCAATGGATTTCGCATTATGAGCGAATACCAGCAGCCACCACTGTTATTATTAATGCTGCTGGATATACAGGAAGTCCTAATGTTGATGCTTGTGAGATCTATAAACAAGAAACAATAAACGGTAATGTTATATTTCCAATACAATTAGAAGAGACTAATAAAAATATTCCTATTGTGCATATTACCAGTGGCTGTGTCTATACCGGATATAAAGATAACGGATGGACTGAAGATGACACACCGAATTTTACTTTTAATAATGGTTCTTTTTACAGTGGATCTAAAGCACTGTTACAAACACTGATGACCCCGTATTATGATAAATCTTATCTACTAAGGATTAGGATGCCATTTGGTGATGATCATGATCCTAAAAATATTTTCACAAAACTTTCTAATTACCAAAAACTTATTGATTATGAAAATTCATTTAGTTATGTAGTTGATGTGGCCAGGGTGGCTATTTACTTTGCTCTTAATAGGCCGGCGGGTGGGATTTATAATGTGTGTAATCCCGGATCAGCAACCACTAAACAAGTGGCAGATAAACTACAATTACAAAAAGAATGGTTTACTAAAGAAGAATTCAATGCGGCCACTGTAGCACCAAGATCTAACTGTGTGTTAAATATCGATAAATTATCTGCGATATATCCGTTGCAGAATGTGACCGCTGCGTTAGATACTGCTATAGAAAAATTACAGCAAGTAAGGTAAGAATTTTTTATAGATAAGGCCTTGCTGACTTTCTTCATCGGTCCAATGGCAAGCAGCAAGATCATGTAACCACTGTGTTCTATCCGGATATACAGGATTAAGTAGCGTGCTGATGTCTGTTTGCGCTACTGTACGGCATACACTACTTGGATCATCGATCCACAGTGGAACTCCGTACAATAATGCTGCCACACCACTGCTGCTATTAAACACAAAAGCACACTGAGCATGTTTTAGATCTGCTTGCAATGATCGAGTTGCACTATCGCTTATAGTAATTCCTGGCGCGGCAAGATGTGTAATATCGCTAATTTTTCCTGGGTGAGGACGCAATACAATAGGCTGATTGGTATATTGACGTATCGCTTTGATTTTTTCTTGTGTCCAGGATACTGGATCTTGTCCTTTCATACCAAACCCACCATTGCGTTGTAACAGCAATAGGATATAATCGCCGGCAGTTTTCCACTCTCGTACTGTTGCTCCGATGGTATGTGATAGTTGATTCCACTTGGTACCATCAGCATTTTTGTTTGCATATTCTCCAGTATCGTAATATGGACTGTTGATGCTATAACGTAGATATTGACTGGTTTGGTCTAGGAATTTAAAACAGCTTCCATCAATGCACATGGTATAGTTATGTTGTTGCTGTTGTTTAGCAACTATCTCTGCACGTAGTTTAATGTTTGGAGAAGTTTGTTCAGGGCTTGGCCAGCCCAATATTACTGCCAGTTTAGATGGTGTATATACATACTTTGTTTCTATATGCACCGTTGCACCTGCCTGTTTGGCACCATTGGCAAATGCCAACAGCACTTCTAATTTTCTACTAGGAGTTTGTTTTAATATAGAACTTAGATATACTATAACATCAGGCATTTTCATTTAGTATCTGCCAAGCAAATCCGTTTTTCATATCAACTTCAGTGAATTGACAATAAGCCAAATGTGCTGCCCATTCTTCAACTTGGTCTAAGGTAGGAATAAATGGATTTTCGATATCTTTGCAATCGTTACTGCATACCGAATGAGCTGCACTTGGTCCCAGCACAATTGCAGGTTTTCCCAACAGCACCGCTTCTACTGCTGCAATGCTCGAAAAGGTAACTAGACAATGTATGTCACGTTCAAGGGCCATTTCCATTGTGTCTGTTGTAACTCTTGCAGTGCGTCCGACCTTCTCTCGAATGATAATATTCCTGTCTGTGTACAATTGTAATCTATCCTTTGTTTCATGCACCCAGGTATCGAGATCCAGATCATAAACAGCTAATAATTTCTGACTAGGGGGTGTTAACAAAATGTTTGCTCCCCCTTTAAATTTCCTTGCACGATACTTGGTTGCTGCCAGGCGGTCGCGTGGACGTGATATTACCGGCCCCAAATTCTGCATATCATTTTTAGTTATCCTGTGATAGATTTTTTTACTAACGTTACCAAAATATCCAGTGTCGATATAATAGAAATCTCGGTTGGCCTGTCTACACGCTTCCATATGTTTTCTTTTTGTCACGCCGCGAAGTACCAGTGGCACCGTGGAATCTTTAACTTGATCCCATACTGTAATCTGTCCACCCGATCCCTGGATGAAACTTGCCAGGTAAGGATCATACTCTGCTCCTTTGCTTTGTTGTTTGTTATTGGTGTCTGACATGGTATCTGCCTCTACCGCAAATGCGGCTTGATTGTTCATGGTCACAAGTGTCTGATTAATTCTACCTATCGTATCTGCATAATACTGTTCCTGCGGATCGATTCGATATTTTAATATATCATCAAACAATGCTGTTATTTCGGGAGTAACTGTCTCAAATCTTGAAGGTAATGGTTTAGGTATTAAACTGGTTTTCCATTCATGATAAGCATTGGCCCATTGAGCACCGTATTCGGTTTTTTCATAATTAGGAAACCAAGGACCACCTTCGGTATAATGCAATGCTTTGGGTGTGCCGTCGGCTGGTTCGTGATACCAGTTTATCAACCAATTCCATGTTTTATCTAAACTATCGATGTTCTCGGTCCATTCTAATCTATGTAGATATGCTCCTGATTCGGAGTTGACTACTTCTGCTGTCAGTTGTTGAGTATCAGGATGACTGCAATTAAACAGCATCAGGCTACTCCAATTTTTTCTTGGATATTGATGTTGGACTTTGCCATCCATTTTGATCGTGTTGGTTGGGACATAATCGTGTTGTACAACACTAACTGCTATTTCATCTTTAATTTGTTGGAATAGTTCTCTTATGTCGTGCGTGAACAGGAAATCACAATCGACAAATATTGCCCATCCTTTGTAATCACATAAGTGTGGCACAAGGAATCGAGTGAATGTAAATTCTGTGGCGGCCTCTTCATCTATTTCTCTGGTATAGATACCTTTATCACGCAAGTCTTGTTGCTTGAGCATGTGTATTTCAACTGTTATAGTGGCATGTTTGAGTATGCTATGTTTGCATACCTCTGCCACTTCGGCTTCACGGGGATCCCATCCGATAAAAATCTTAAATGTCATTGTTTTTGCTCACGATATCCCACAGTTTCTCGTTCGATATCATTGTGATCAAACTCTGCCCAATATAGCTCAAATGCAACGCAATCTTCAAGAGCTTCAAATTGATGGTATTCGCCAGGAGCAACTTTTGTATATTGTCCTGCTGTTAGTATAGTTTCATCGATTAAATCGTAGTTACCTTTCCACACACGGATAATCATTCGGCCAGATTCAACAAAGAATCCATTCCATTTAAACTTGTGCTTATGCTTTGAGCAAGTACCACCTGCTGCTGCTTCAATGCGATGAAATTCCAATACACCATTGGCTTCAAGCAGTTCGGTTTGTCCCCATACTTTTCCAAATTTACTCATTATTTTCTTTCTATATCGTCTTCGGCACAATTGTCGCCGTATTGTATTTCAATTAATTTCAATGGCAACAAGGTTTCGTTGGCCAATTGATGCCAATCATTGTTGGCTATCCATAAGTTTTGATGCTCGGTAAATTTGCCAGTTAGCTCGGTATCAGTTTTCCTATTGATGCCGTATACTGTGGCTTCGCCTTCTGTGACAAACCAAAATTCAGCACGATTAATATGTCGTTGCATGCTTAGTCGCTGTCCAGGCTCTACCGTAAGTTCTTTAAGTTTGACTCTGGGTGCAGCTTCATGCAGCACACGGTAATAACCCCACGGACGTAGTGTTTTTGGGGCGCGCCATTCCTGCAGGATCCAGCTACTGGAATTCATTTTGTTGTCACCACCTACGCCGAACGCAAATTCTAGATTATGATCAACAATGCTCATTTCGGGGATATTTTCTCTTGTTCTATCACCACCATTTGCAAAGATAATGTTGTCAGTTGGATAGCTTTGCCTAGTCATCCTAATAGCATCACATGCTGAATTATCTGAATCGTCGAAGCCGATAACAAAATCTACGCCTTGGATACTTTTTATAATAGCAAGGCGTTCGTGTAAGGGCATGAATGCTCGTCCTTTTTTTCGAACCAGCCATTCATCGCTGTTTACAGCCACTACAAGTATATCACCAAGCTGTTTTGCGGCTTGTATGTAGGCAATATGCCCACTGTGAATGGGATCATACCCACCCGAAATTAGAATAATTTTCTTCATGATTTGTAGTGATATTTATTACCTACAAATTTACATGATTTATTATACGGTGTAGTCTTCCATTCCTGCAGATTTAAGTCTAACTAGATGCCCTAGCATGAAATTCTTTGATTCAAGGGCCTTGAGAATTCCTAAGAATTGATTACGTAATAGTGCAACAGAATTGATAATAGTTTCAAAATCAATCACTTCATCCTCACCATCTACATATTTTTCAGCATCGCGGCTGGTAAGTGCTCGAGCATATCCTTCAAGATATTTTTGGAAGTGTTTGCGACGTATTTTACGTAATTGTATGTTTAAATGATTGAGTACTGCTTCTACTTCTTGCAACTGATTAAATCGTTGTTCTGTAATGCCGGGCAAGGCGGTGATGTTTTTTTCTATTACACCACCCACCCTGCAATCTCGTTTAGCATCTGCCAGTTCAATTTCGTAATAGGATATGAAGTCTGGGATTTGACTTAGATCAGCAACAACACGGCTATACCACATTTATAATTCCAGCCAGGTTAAAAAAGTTGTTGGGAATATCTTAAGATCTAGGTCTGGTCGTCGAGAAACAAATTCAGTTAAAAATTCTTTAAGATTCTTTTTCTCCATCTCCGTCGGTGTAGCCTGCATCATTTGTAGTACACTCATTGCAAGATCGGGTGATAATTCTGTCAAACTTTGTTGTATCATTTGTTTGCTATCTATATCCAATATATGTGGTGCTAACATTGTAGGTTGATTTGCAACATCAAACGTGAATGTATATTTCTCAAAAATTTTATAAAATTCCACAAACTTAAATAACGTTAAATTAGATAGAGTTGAGTGAAATATAAAATTTATATTTTGAGTTTTTAGAAGTTCTATTTTTTCTAAAAACTCATTCCATTTATTTCCATATCGATTAAATTCGAAAAATTTATCAGTTGATTCGGCACTAATCTTTAATTGAAAATTAACATATTTTTTATTAATTGTTTCTAATTTTCCTAATAATAATTTAAATCTAGACATACTCATACCAAGTCCAGTAAACAACTTAAACTCTACCAATGGATCCAACGGCAGATCTATTAGAATATCAATCAATTGATTATCAAGCAATGGTTCTCCACCGGTTACATATAATGTCTTTAACCCTGGGGACATAAGCCTAATTTCATTCAATAATAATTGATAATGCTTAGAACGTTTGATTGTTGACTGACTTAATTTGTTTAATACATAATCTTTAGTCTCTGCTTGATATCTACTATCAGCCTGGGTGATTTTATAATTACCATTGTTAATAATATCCTGCCGCCAGGCGCTACTATATTCTTTACAACAATATGAACAGGTTAAGTTACAATTGCCATTAATTGTTAAATCAAGAATTTCTGGCTGTGTATATATTTCTGTATGGGTTTTTACATTACCGTTACGCAATAATCGTGGGCTAAGTGTTCCTCTATCTTCGGCCGGCCAACAATTCTGTTCACAACTACTATTACGTCGATTCTGCAACATCATACGTCTTTCGTTGATGTTAATTTCATTATTAAATAATTGACCTGGATTTTTTTCTAACCACTGTAAATCGATATTATGTGATTTTGCTGCATCACAAGTATACATTGTATTAGATTCCAGATCGATCTTTATAAAACGAAATTTTTGTGAACAGTAATATTCACGATTATCCATTACTCGTCTTCATCTAAATCGTCATCTTCATCAAACTCTTCGGGGTCGATGTCTTCTTCTGCTACTTCATCATCGAGATATTGTTTTAATGCATGTTTGATATCTGGATCACTTTTGAAGGCAGCACGTATTTCATCTGCATCTATATCATTATCAACTAAGATTGCAATCATGCTGCTGGCTGCAGAGCTCACATCGACTACATTGATGTGATGTTTAAGCTCTGCCCAGATTTCGTAAGAAAGTTCTGCTGACATCGTTTATTCCTCCTCGGGCGCGGTTGGTGGTTCAGCTGTACTTACCTCAACTTTGCTTTTATTGAAATCTGCCATTACCTTGTCGAGAGAACCGTTTTCATTGCTTTCCCATTTTTTACGGAATTGTTTAATGATTTCACCAGTACTAGTAACAAATACTAAACTGTTGCCTTCTTTCTTTAGCATACCTTTTTTCTCTGCTAAGTCTGTTAACCCACTATATGGATTCATGCCTGTTTCATATGGAATCTTGATCTGAACACCTTCAAATGGTTTAGCATAGCGTGTTTTCATAACCTTACAGGCGGCACGGATACCCATAACATCTGATATCTTATTGCCATCTTCATCTTCTTTGAGCTTGAGTTTCTTCATTGCTACCACAATGCTACTGGCATAGATAAAGCCTTGACCACCTGAAATTTTATCATCGGGGTCAAACATATCCTGGCTGGCATACGTGTGATTAGTACAAACAAGCCCTACATTATAACTGCCAAACATATTAACACAGTTACGAACCAACGAAGTCAGTGCTTTGGGTTTACGCCCCATGTCACCCTTCATATCTCCTGCTTCAAATTGATTCACATCAGTTGGTGTCAGCAGCATACCAAGACTGTCGATCACAAATAGAACTTTTGGACGATCGCCATCGGCCAGTGTTTTATAGTCTGCCATAAATGTGCTTATGGTCTTGGCTACATCGTCAATCATTGCCATGCTGAGTTTTAGCAGTTTTGAATCTGAAGTATCAACTCCTAATGCTTCGAGCCATGCATGATCAAGTGCATTTTCTGAATCGACAAGCACCACAAAGATGCCTTGTTGTTGTGCGTGTTTGATGATATTGCCAGCACAGATATAACTTTTTCCTGCACCACTTTCGCCGGCAAAGACTGTTACCTTACCAAGTGGAATACCTTTATTAAAATCACCACTGATGAGATAATTCAGTGCATAGTTACCAGTGCTAACCCAATCTGTTGGGTCATTAAATCCAATACTCAATCCTTCAATTGATTTGGTTATCTCTCGACGAAACTTGCTTACATCAAATGGTTTGGCCATCATTTCTTCCTTTAAAATAATTTATTAATGTTACATTATTATCCAACAAATAGCAACCTGTTGTGTTCCAATGTAGTGTTCTTGGATTAATCTTGAAATATTTGCAGCTTTTAGCTATTACCATTGCCTTTTCCCATACAGCAAGATCCACTGGCTGTTCTTTAAAATTAAGTATGTCTACCACAGTGGTTTTTATTTTAGATAGCCAATCAAAGTAACTTTGATTTATATGTAGTATCCAACTATGAATTTCGTTACTTTTGGCCTGATCCCATGTCCACTTGGGAAACACACTAATTATTTTTTGTTTAAGTAAATCTACATTGTTAGCAAAATAATCACCTAGTGGGTAAAACAAAGAATTAGGATAATTTGATTTTATTGATATCTCCCACTCATCGTAGTAGGTAATAGATAAAAATTCTAATAATTTTAAATCATTTGTTAATTTGAATGTTACTGGTTGTTGATATGATTCATGAATTTCCTGTTGTATGTTGCTTGGTAAGTATTTTACATTGTCATACGTATTACACATTGGCCAAGTTGAATCTTTTACTTTAATATAATAATCATTCCATAATGCATTATTATTTGCGCATGATGATAATGTAAAAAATTTATGTATATTATCTAGTCTTGGTTCATCGTTAGTCCATTTACTAAATCCCATCTTTCGTCTTAGCAGTTCGTTCCAACCGTCTGGATACAGTTCTACAATACAAGTTAAATTTGGATCAGGAAATTCTATTAGATGTGCTGCAATAAGTTGAGTTCTGTTTAGTGTAGTAATATTATGTGCGTTACCTGAAGTAGAAAAAAAGTTTGAAAAATCAATATCAATTTGTCCGCAGGAATACAACACATGAGTCAGAACTGCGTTACCTAACCCCCCGTTGCGATAATCGATACAATATCTCATTTATGCATGACAAGATATCAACAGTAGCATAACACTACTGTTGATATCTCTTAGTCGATTTTAATTACGACTTCTGCCTTGCACGGATCAATGCCAGGATGTCTTCAGCTTTTTGACTGGAAACTTTTGCTGGTACTTGCACCGGCGCATCTTCCTCAACATCGGCTTCTACTGGTGCTGGCGCTGCCTTTGTTGCTGGTGCTGCATTAGCTGTAGCTGCTGGCGCTGCTGGCGCTGCTGCACCGGCTGGGCGATAATACTGTGCCCAACGTTCAGCATCGTAACTTTGTCCTTCTACACTTGCTTCAAACATCTCTTTGATGACTTTGAGTTCAGCAGCACCTGGCTTGTTTGGCAAGAAGTCTGCCAATGTGAACAGGCCATGTGCAGCAATAGCTGCTTGCTCTGCTTCTGTCAACGCAGACTCTTTACGTGCCCACTTGCTGGTGTTGTAGTCTGCGTAGCCACCTTTAGTGGTCTTGGTCATACGGAAGTCAAGACCATGTGTATAATCGGTTGGCAGTTCTTCCAGCTCAGGATCCATCAACGCACCTTTAAGTATGGTGAAGATCTGAGGACCGATAATGAAACGCCGAATTGGATTATCTGGTGTCTTGTCATCTGCAAGAGGATTCTCACGAACAAAGCCTTGGAAAATATAACTGCGTTTTTTCCAATATTTACGACCCATATCTTCGAGACTCTTGTCTTTAAACCATGGACGGACTTCGGTTAGGATCGGGCAAGCTTCGCCCCACATCTCCATGCATGGAACTTGCACCTGTACTTGTTTGCTGTCGGTTTCGCCTTTAACACCGGCAAATGGCAGTTTAATTACTGCGCGTTCTGCCCAAAAGAATGTGTTTTTTGCATCGCCATCTGGAAGGAAGCGGACTGTTACGCTTGCACCTTCCTCAATGTTCCAATGTGGGTAAATGGCTTGATCGCCACCGCCGGTTGAAGAACCGATTTTTGTATCTGCTGCCTGTAAACGTGCGCGAATTTCTGCTAATGAGGCCATAATAATTTCTCCTTGTAATATGCCTATGTAATGCCTAAACTTACTATGTAAGTATTTTGCCTTGTGTTGCTGCCTATACAACAACACATGAAACAATTATACATGATTCATGTGCCCTTGTCAATGTTATTTATGCCTTAATGTTGCCTAATGTTTATTTGTATTACCGAATTAAAATACCCGATAGCTGACGCATTCTAATCAAACTATCTTCCTGCACCTTGTCTGGCTCGATTGAGGATTTATCCTGTGCTTCTGCTTTGGTCATATCATATTTGTTTTCGAATTCGGCATCGGACAATGCTTCCAAATCCATTGACATTTCTTTAACTTTGCCTTCCTCAAGCTCGCCATTTTTATAATCACGTGCTAAATTGGCCGCATCTAATCCTATAGCTGCCGCAGTACCAATACCTGGAACTAATGCTGCCAGACCACTTGCGCCGGCAATAGCAGCACCGGTGTAGTCACCTTTCTTAGCACGGTCGTATGCATCTGTTGCACCAAGTGCCAATCCAACACCTGGAATAGCTTTTTTTGCTATCACTTTGCCAATACCCGGAAGATCTGATTCCATTTTTGCACTTGTATCAATTGTATAATGAGCAAGCCCGGGTGGATTAATTGAGCTGTTGGGTGATGCTATAGCTGCTCCTGCCACCCCCCCAACACCTATTTTTGCGGCTGTTCCACCTATTTTTGCGGCTGTTCCGGCAACTGGTTCATCGGCTTTTACGCCGATGCGTGCGGCACCAGGTAACATTTTCATTATGTCGCCGACGCGGCCTTCGTTTTCCATATCTCGATCACGTGCTGCATCACGTGCATCATCTGCTCTGGAGATATCCGTATCTGTAACTTCCTCTGACGCTATGTCGCCGTATTGTGTGTCAAGATATGTCAATACTTCATCTTGAAAACTTGGATCTTCCATTGGTTGACCAGTTGCATCGATGATTTGCACATTTGCCCAATAGTATGGATCATCATACTCGTTACCGTCACGCTCGGCATCAGCAGTGACAGAATACTGTTGTCCATTTGCAGTTACAGTAAATTCATTGCCGCGTACATGCTTGACAGAGATTTCATTGCGATCATCTTCGCCAAGTCCGGCTAATTCTATAATACGAGACATGCTGCCGGTGTCTTCGTCCATATCATTAACTCGCTCGGCATCAGAATCGGGATCTTGATAAGTTGGTTCTTGGTCTGGTTCGTCTGCATCCGCATCGGGATCTTGATAAGTTGGTTCTTGATCAGGGTCAAGTCGGTTAAGGACTGAAATTATATTGGTATCGTTTGCAAGTTCTTGCAAACGATCCTTAATCACTTGACGTGCATCAGCATCTGGATCTGTTTTGGCCAAATCTTTCAGCTCAGACGTTAAATCATCAAGCCAATCTTCAGGTGCATTCACCAGCAATTCCAGCACCGGTGCAGCATTTGAAGCATAAGCACCGACTGGGAATTCTTTTGAAAGTAATTCTACCAACTCATCTTGATCTTCTTCTGTGTGTAACAAGCTGTCTGACGATTGATCGCCTTCAGTTATTTCATCTACCCATGCTTCAAATATATCTGCTTGTTTCATATCATGCCCTTGTTTAATTTTTACCAGCATGGGCAGAGCTTGCTCTATCCTGCTGTCTATGCTTTGTTCTACAAACATCTTTTTTATATCGTCGATCATGATGTTCTGTTCTGTAATAGCTGCCGGATTCCATGATTCAAAATAATTTTGATATCCACGACCACTTGCTATACTCTTCATTGCATGACGAAGATTTTCATAATAAGCTTGTGTTTCTGTCACAAGAACATTGGCTTCGCCTTCAAATATACGTCCATGGTTGGCGCGGCGAAATCTTGACAATACATTAAGTTCTTCCACCATTTCCGCTATATGTTGTCCGCGTGGATCATATGGTCGACCACCTTGACGCACATGTTCTACCATGGCACGGCCACCTGCTAGTTTTTTAAATGGCAGCTTATATCTCTCTCCATCTGTTGTTTCTACAAACAAGCTTTCAATATAACGGTGACGAGCATCACCTTCACCAAGCGGACGCTGATGACGGATCATAAGACGTACTGCATCGGGGCGATCGGTCCAGCTGGTGGTCTTTGTTCCGTTCCAACCTTCAAATATGCTTTCTGTCATTTTAGCTTGGCCAGCAAGTGCATATTTTAATTTGG